ACCCCACCAGCGCGGCGTGTAAAGAGCGATTGAAACGGCGGCCGGGTTTGCTTTCATCCCAGGTTTTGCAAAGTATGATGTTTTCATTTCAACCCCGCTTCCACATAGACCTCAATGCCCGGTTTTTCGCTATGATCCGCTCCGGCATACCAGAACCCGTTCGCCCAGAGTTCCAGGCAGCAGGATTCGAACGGCGAAAGCGCGGCCAATTTGTCCATGATGCCGGCCCGGTCAAGCTCCCATTTTTCGTCCAGCTTGTCCAAATCAATACCGTCGGCCACGTTCAAGGCCAGGTGCTGGCCGGCCAGGCCGGATGTGAGCATGGTCCCGTTAAAAACGTCAATGATAAGCATAAGCTCCGCCCGGTCGAATTTCGGCAGGGTATCGCGTATGGTCCGGCCGTATAGGCCGGGGAATGCGTCGGCCAGGTATTCAAGTCCGGCGTTGACCGTGGGGAACACGGTCGTTAAGAAGTCAAAGGTTTTATCCGCGATCCGCGGTGCTGTTTTTTTCATAGTGCATCCCTTCTTTTGGTTAAGGCCCCGGCCTGAACCGGGGCTGTGTTGTGGTTAGTCGTCTATGAAGTTTTCAAGGTCTTTGTTCGCAGTTTTTGCCGGTGCTGAAAACTGTCCGATGTGGATATAGGCGTTGCTTTCTTCGTCGTACTCGTAAGCGTTGAAAAGTTTAACATTAACGCCGTTTAGTTTAGCTTTTTGAATGTTCTCTATTCTGTATTTTTCCATGATCTACCCTCCTATTTGGTTTTAAGCCCTGCGGTTTCTCGTTCAATAAGTTTTAGCAACAGTTTGTTTATTGACATTTCCTGCTCTGCGGCCCTGAGTCTGAGTAGCCGGTACTGGTCAGCAGGGATGTCTTTTACTGTGTATGATGCTGTTTTTTCGGTCATTTAATCCTCCTCGTTTTCAGGGAACTCAAAATAGTCAGCGATGCTATTCTTTTCGAAAAAATCAACGCAGAAATCAGAAATGAGTTTTTCCAGAAATTCATATTTCCAATATTCTTCTTCAGCGATAAGCTGTTGAAAGCGCTCATCGTTTTTTAAGATTTCTTTTAATTCGTCAAGCCCGGAATCAGCCCCAGGGTTATCGTAATTCGCTTCCCCCCTGCTTTCACCGTTCATGTCTGAATTTTGGTAGCAAAGAGAAAAGTTCCCGGCGATCCCCGAAAACCAGACAGCAACTTGATCCCACTCCTCTTGATAGTCGATGCTTGAATTAAACATTTCATAGATGTTCTTGATTAAGGCATCTTTGTTTTCGTTGTAAACTTTTTCTGCTTGTTCAAAAGTTTGCGATTTCATAACTCCCTCCCGGTTTTGATTGTTTGTTTTTGTTCTCATCTTGATTATAAATATACTCCCCCCAAAATCGTTTGTCAAGAAAAATTTTAAAAAAAAATCAAGAAAAGCGAAGAAGGCCGCCTATGGTGCCGGAAATTGGCCAGAATACCATATATTGTGGTTGTGTGTGCCTGAAAGTGAGTTAAAAAGGCGGGCATGATCTCAACTCGTATCAATCTTATAATGGCCATATACGGCACCGGCCATATATGGCACCCGTTTTCTTGATTAACCTCAATATGTAGTGTCATGATTTAGCCAGGTAAACCGTGCGGGGGCAGTCATCCCGGCCCCCGATCGCGTCTGCTCGACGGTAACGGATAAACGGGCGGGGTTCTAATAGGTCGCTTGTCACTGATTGCGACCTGAAAGACAAATAAAAAACAGTGACGGTGACGCAACCCCAACTCAGCAATAGCAGGAGCGGCCCGATAAATCGCACGGTATAAGAGCGGTTCGTTACGGGATGCTTGGTGTGTGTGACAATGGCTAAAAAGTATAAAACCAAAAAAAAAGAAGTTGTTTGTGTAAAGTGCGGGCACCGCTGGCAGCGTAGAAAAGAAACGCTCCCGAAAAAGTGCCCTAAATGCGGTTCAACGCTTTACCAGGGCGGGGAGCCCAAAAAGCCAGGCCCGCATAAAGTTGAGATTGATAAAAGTCTTTTCGAGGGCCTTTGTCGTATCCATTGCACACAGGGCGAGCTATGCGACTTTTTCGGCATTGACGACAAAACCATGTGCCGGTGGGTGCGCGATGAGTACGGTGCTGAATTCTCCGAAATTTACGCACAAAAACGGGCACCTGGCAAAGTTTCGCTGCGCCGGCAGCTTGCCCGGCAGTCTGAAAACGTGCCGTCAATCGCCATTTTCCTGGCTAAAAACTGGCTGGGAATGAGCGATCAACACAACGTAAATGTAGGCCTAAACCGTGAAGCAGTTGACGCGGTTTTAAGCGTTTTGCCTGACGAGTACGCGGAAGCCATCAAGAAAAGCCTTGCCGAAAAAGGGAAGAAATGACCCAGGCCGCACAACATAACTTGCCCCCGGTCGATCAGATGGCGGCCATACTGGCGGCAAAAATGTCACCGGACGCCCTGGGCAGTTTCGCTGTTGAAGCGGAAAACGATTACACGAAATACCAGGGCGACCCGGTCGGGTTTGTCCGGGACAAGCTGAATATACATTTCACAGAAGATGTGGTCAAGATGGCCGAGTCAGTCCGGGACAACCAGATCACGGTTTGCAGGTCCGCCACCGGGACCGGGAAAAGCCACGGCGCGTCAGCCCTGGCCATCTGGTTTAAAAAAAGCTTTAAGAATTCACAGGTTTTTACCGTTGCCCATCCGTTTGAAAACCAATCTATCCTATGGGGCGAGCTGGCCACCATGGCCGAAAAATGCGGCCTGTTCAAGAACGATAAAATCAACACCATGGATATTCAGTGTACCGGCGGCCGGAAAGAATTTATCAAGGCCCTGACAGTGCCGACCACCGGGACAGACGAAGTTAAAGAGGGCAAGTTCTCCGGCAAGCATCACGACCATATGCTTTTCATCGTGGACGAAGGGGACACCGTGCCTGATTTTGTTTATAAGGGCATTGACGGCTGTATGTCCGGCGGCCATGTCCGGCTTTTAATCCTGTTCAACCCCCGGTATGAAGCCGGGACCCCGTATCGCCACGAACGAGACAACACGGCGCATATTATCCATCTTTCAGCTTTTAATCACCCGAACGTTTTCACCGGTCAAGACATTATTCCCGGCGCGGTTGATCAGGAAAAAACGGTCCAGCGCGTCAATGAATGGTGCCGGCCGCTGGCCCCGGGTGAACCGCAAACAATCAATACCTTTGAGCTACCCCTGTTTTTGGTTGGCAAGACTGCGAAAAAGCAGGGCAGCGAAGAAATGTACCCGCCGTTAAAAAGTGGGTTCTACCACGTTAACGAGCAGGCGTTCTTTTATAAAGTGCTTGGCCAGTATCCATCACAGCCGGAACAGCAGCTTATATCCAGGGAATGGGTAGACAATGCCCGGGCCCGCTGGGATGCCTATGTTGCCATGAACGGCGAAGTCCCGCCCGTAGGCGTCAAGCCGATCCTGGGCGGTGACGTGGCGGAGTTCGGAGCCGATTCCAATGTTTGCGCTGCCCGTTACGGTGGTTTTGTGGCCAGGCTGAAGCGCTGGAGCGGCATGGATCCGGATTTATCGGCCACCAGGTTTAAGGCGCTCCACAATGAGTTGGGCGCGGATGTCACATATGTAGATGCAACCGGCATCGGTGCCGGCGTTGCCCCGAAAATGAAAAGGGGAAAATGCAAAGCGATTGGTATTAAGGTTGCCGAATCCCCGACAAAAGAATGCGAGCTCGGCAAGTTCGCCCAGCTCAGGGATCAACTTTACTGGGCGTATAGGGAATGGTTAAGAACCGACCCTGGCGCCATGCTTCCCCCGGACGAACGGCTCATACAGCAATCGTTAACCCCGACGTATAGCGTTACCCACGGCAGAATAAAGATCATGCCGAAAAACCGAACGGAAGGCCGGGTCTGCATGAAAGACCTGTTGAAACATTCCCCGGATGAGCTGGATGCTGTTGTGATGACGTTCGGCGGCATCGCGGCAAAACGAAAAACCGTAAGGGTGCTAAATGGCAAGAACTCTTAAACAAGCCAGACTGCAGCGCATGTCAAAAAAAGGTGTGACAAAGGTTCAGCGCTTTTCGACAACCGCGCTTGAAGGCTCCCTGGTTGGCCGGGCCGCGCTTATGGGTAAGCTGGGATATCAGTACGGCGGGGACCGTGATGTTTATGAGGCCCTGGGGTATCCGCTCATATTAACGTTTGATGATTATTATTCCCGGTATCAGCGACAGGACATCGCAAAAGCGATCATTGATCGGCCGGCGAAAGCGACCTGGCGGGGAAAGTTTAAGGTTTTTGAATCAAACGACGACAAAGAAACCCAGCTTGAAAAAGACTTTAACGAACTTAACGACCGGTTACGGCTCAAGTCCGTGTTTTTCAGGGCAGATAAGCTGTCTGGTATCGGCACTTACGGCGCCATGTTTCTCGGGCTCAATGATGCCAAATCGGACGCCGAACAGATAAACCCGGTCCATGGCAAACCAAAGCTGTTATATGTTAAGCCGCTTACACAGAATTCGGCCCAAATCAAAACCAAGGTTGAAAACTCAGCAGATCCCCGGTTCGGACTGCCTGAACTTTATTCGATCAACGTGGCGACTGACAACCGCGAAGCAAAGACGATCGATGTCCACTGGACGCGGGTTGTCCATATCGTTCGCAATAAGCAAGAGTCTGAAATTGAAGGCGAACCCGAGTTAAAGGCGGTTTACAACCGGCTGATGGACATTGAAAAACTGGTTGGTTCGTCCGCTGAAATGTTCTGGCGCGGCGGCCGGCCCGGTTTCCATGCTGGCATTGATCCAGACTATGATGTTGACGGTGACGCTGAAGACGCTTTTCAATCCCAGATTGACGAATATGAGCACAACCTCAGACGAATCCTGTTTTCCCAGGGGACGACCATAACGCCGTTAGCCATGCAGGTGGCCGACCCGTCCGGGCATCTTGATATCCAGATCCAGATGATATCCTCCGAAACAGGCATTCCGAAAAGAATCCTGACCGGATCAGAGCGAGGTGAACTGTCCAGCCAGCAGGACAAGGACGAATGGGACGATTATGTCGAATCCCGGCGCGAAGATCTGGCCGAATCACAGATCATCCGGCCGTTTGTGGACAGGTTGATCGATTTTGGCATCCTGGCGAAGCCCGGTAAAGACGGCTATCAAGTGCAATGGCCTGACCTGCGAACCAGCAGCGACGAAGAAAAAGCGAAGGTCGGAGAAATCCGGGCCCGGGCGCTTCAGGCCTATGCTGCGAACACTGCCGCTCAAGACATCCTGCCTGAAAACGCTTTTTTTCAATTCTGCTTGGGGTTGGACGACGAAGCCGCCGAATATATTGAGGAAATGAGAAAAGCGGAAGTGGGCAACGAGGTTGAAGACAATACGCCTGAAATAGAAGAAGAGGAAGAAAATGTTTAGGCCGGCCATGCACACATATTCCGCCAGATTCTACGGGCAGTATGACCCGACCCGGACCCTTACGCTTAGAAACCGGTTTGCCACAGAAGCGAAGCGCCGGTTTAAAGATCTCAATAAGGCGGTGCGGGCGGCCATCCTGGAGCACGGTATTTTATCCGGCGGCATCCAGACCATGGCCGCACAGCGAAACGATAACCCGTCAGAGGTTATCCGGAAGTTTCTGGAATGGTTAAGCCGGCAGGAAAACCGCGATATCCTGGCCGCGAACGGCATCACCGACGAAATGTGGACCGATACTTACATGGACCAGGGATACCGGCAGGGCGTGAAAAGAGCCCGGACCGAAATGTCAAGGGCAGGGTATCAGGTTCCTCCGATTAACGACATGGGCGGGGTTGACGCGCTCATGGTCCAGCCGATCCATCAGGATATGGCAAAGATACTCGGTATGGAAATTAGAACCAGCATTCAGGCCACGGCAACCAACATGAACATGACCATAGGCAAGTTGCTCAATGGAGCCGTTCCTGCCGGCCGGGATCCGGCCCTGATTGCAGACCAGATAACAAAGATCATGACGAACCTGATTCCGGACGTGCCCCTGCCCGAAATAAACGAGCGGTTCATGTCCGGTATGCAGCGGACAATCCAGATCGGCCGGACAGGTGTTGTCAAGGCTCATCACTTGGCCACCATAAAAGAGTATGAACAATGGGGCGTTGGCGAGGTCCAGGTCATGGCCGAATTCGTGACGGCCGGTGATGATCGGGTTTGTGAACGCTGCAAAGAGCTGGAAGCCAAAGGCCCGTATGAGCTTGCGGAGGTAATCACAATGATTCCCGTTCATTACGGGTGACGGTGCGTTTGCCTTCCCGTGAGAAAGGATAAATAAATGAAAGCTCAAGTATATAAAGCCCCTCAGTTGAATGCACCGTACACGCCAAGGTATGAACAGCATTGCGGCCGGCCGCACATCATTGTTCCGGTCGTGATGATGGTTGAAGGTGTTCACCATGGATCCGCCGGGCCGTCTTTTCATTCTGCCGATGAGCTGTCAAATCATTACGCTGCCTGGAACGGCCGGCCGGTCGTGATCTATCACCCGGACCTGGACGTCAGCGAAACGGGATCCGCGAACATACCCGAGTTTTACGAAAACAACTGGATTGTAGGGCGCCTGTACAACGCGAACTTTTCCGACGGCAAGCTCCGGGCGGAGGCCTGGATTGATATTCAGCATTTGTCCCTTGTCGATAACGACGCCCTGGAAATGATCAAGGCCAGCCAGCCGATAAACGTGTCAATCGGAGTCTTTACCGATGACGAGCATGTCGAAGGCGACTGGAATAACGAACATTACACAGTCGTTTCCCGCAACCACCGCCCGGACCACCTGGCCATCCTGCCGCATGCCGATGGTGCCTGTTCTTTGGCCGACGGGTGCGGGATACGGACGAACCAGAAAGGAAACACCATGAAAGAGAGAATCAACGCGGAAGCCATTTTAATCAACATGGCGCCAGCCGTCCGCGAAACAATAAACCTTAATGAAGCGAACCTGCTTGACCTTATCCGAAACATACGGGCCAAGCTGGACGCCATGGACACCGACAGCCGGTGGCATTTTTTGGAGCAAGTAACAGAGGACGCGTTCGTTTACCGTGTAGGCATGCGGGAAGGTGGCCATCCTGACCAGTATTACCGCAGGTCGTACACGACCGATGAAAACGGCGTGATCGAATTCGGAACTGAGCCTGAACCGGTTGTTAAAAAAGAGACTTACGAAACTGTGAATCAGAACGACAATAACGACAAAGGAGATAAGAAGATGACCCAGAAAAACAAAGACGCGAAACCGTGCTGTGAGGAAAAAATCGCGCTGCTGGCCAAGAGCGGCCTTGTGTCTGAAGAGACGATTCAGGCCATGGCGGAGTGGCCGGAAAAGGCGGTTGACGACATGATCGCCCTGCACGAACTGGCCACCAAGGAGCCGGAGCCCGCAAAACCGGCCGACAAACCGGAAACCCCGCCCCAGGCGAACGCCCAGGCGATTACCCCGGAAGCGGCTATTCAGGCCTTGCAGAAACAGATTCCCGGCCTTGATACCGAGTCCCTGAAGTACGGCGCCCAGCTTTATCAGAAGCAGCGGGCCGAGCTTGAGGCCCAGGTGTTGTCCGCGGGTGACACATACACCGAGGCCGAAGTCAAGGCGATGGAATACGTCGCCCTGGCGAAGCTGGCCAGCTTTATCAAGTCCAACCAGCCGGCCGATTATTCCATTAACGGCGGCGGTGCTCAGATGAATTCAACCATTGCACCGCTCCTGCCCCCGGGCGTAACCGCTCAGTAGGCACACAGGGAAGGGCGAAGGGAAAAAGATGAATAACTAAAAATATTTAGGAGGAATACATAAAATGGCAAATTCAATTCTTGTAAAAAGCATGGGTGTACCGAACATCGAAGAGATTGCCGCTGCGTCGGCGATCACCCCCGGCATGCTTGTTGTCCGGGGCGCTTCCGGTATTGCCGCGCATTCGGAAGCTGGCGGAAACCTGGCGCCGGTTCGGGTGGCACTTGAAGATTCCCTTCAGGGTAACGATAAGGACGACGCTTACGCCGCCGACGACCTGGTCCGGGTATGGACCCCCCATGCCGGTGATAAGGGTTATCTGATCCTGTCCGACGGCGAAAGTGTGGCGATCGGCGATGAGCTGGAAAGCGCCGGGAACGGCTATGTTAACAAATACACCGCCGATGTAGTCGAAGCCGAAAGCTCCAACGAAGTGTCCGCGGCCGTGACCATCTACCCGATGAACATCGTGGCCGTTGCCGATGAAGCCATAGACCTTTCCGAAAGTTCCGGAAAGGAGTCTTCCGGTGAGGGCGCCATTGACGCCACGCTGGGCTACAACCGCCGGATCAGGGTTATCTTTAAATAAAAGAATGGCCCATGCCAGTGTTGCAGCACTGACAAGGGCCTGACCAAAAACATTCTTATGCGAGAGAAGCTTGTGGTCAGTCAGAGATTATCAAAACAGAACATCGTAAGCAACCGCGTTTTACATGTTCTCCTTTCTGATTCGGCCACGAACCAAATACTGAAAGGAGAACAGAAAAATGAATGAGAAAACCGCGATTATTTCACCCAGCGCGGCCAACGTGTTTTCCGGTGCCAATGGAGCATTCCTTGATGTCAACGGAAACCTGAACACGTTCGCCATGCGGCCGTTTATCGATGAAAAGACCGGTCAGTCCTGCATTACCCGGTTTATCGGCGGCGATCCCAAAGACCCGAAATGCTACCAGTCCGTACCAATCCAGCGGAACGCGACGCTTCGCCGGGATGAGTGGAAGCAGCTCGACGACGTTCTTGTGGAAGTCAAAAGCACCACGCTTGACGGCGTAAACGACCTGGAAACCGAGGGTCTTGTGTTTGATCTGGGCGGCAACGGCATGGCTACTACCGTGCTCGAACACCACACCATGGATCAGCCTTTCACGGCGACCCTGTCCATGGACGGCGTTGTCCGCGGGGATAATGACCGGATCGACTACGGGGTTGAGTACCTCCCGCTGCCGATCAACCATGTTGATTTCCTACTGACCGCGCGTGAAGTGGCCGTATCCCGTAAGATGGGCAACCCGCTGAACGTGGATCAGGCAAGGGCAGCGGCTCGTGCCGTCATGCTGAAACGTGAACAGATGTTGTTTACCAACGTCACGTATAAGTTCGGTGGCGGGTTGATTTACAGCTACCTTAATCACCCGAACCGGAACACAGTTTCCATGGGGACCAACTGGAAGAGCGACACCTTGGCCAACATCTACGCCGACATTAAGCTGATGCTTCAGGCGCTGATCGACAAGAATCAGCCCGGGCCGTTCGGCCTGTACTACCCGCGTGACTGCGCCACCAAGTTTGACGACGACTACGCCACCACGACTGCGCAGAACCTGACCCTGCGCGAGCGCGTTATGAAGCTGGAAGGCATCAAGTTCTGTAAAAAGAACGACACTCTGCCGACCGGCAATGCCGTCATGGTGAACCTGCAGAAAGACACGGTTCGTCTGGTTCGTGGTATGGGCTTGACCAACCTGGAATGGTCCGCCGATCCCATGGTTTTTAACTACAAGACCATGGCAATTGAAATCCCGCAGGTACGCGCCGACGCAGCCAACCAGTGCGGCGTTTGCCACTGCTCTTAACAGTCTCTGATTCTTAATGGCCGGGGCAACCCGGCCATGGAATCACTGCTAACCAAGCAAAGGAGATCGACAATGGCGAAAGATAAGAAGAAAGCCCGGGCGGGTGAAATCAAGTGGGTAAAGAAGGGTGGCGGAACTGCTTACCTGGAGATCGATGGAGAAGTAAAGCAGATCAATGAAGGACAGGTTTTTATGGCTACGGAAGATGAGGTCCCCATGGGGATGAGGGACTTGTTTGAAGAAGCCCCCAGCCATGCTGCGGTGAAAGAAGCAAAAGCCGAAGCCAAGGCAAAAACACCCGCGCCCGAACCCGAAAAAGAGCCCGAACCCAAAAACGACGCGCCGGAATTTGACATCGTGCCCCACGAAGAACACGGCTTTTTTAACATCGTCAACCGGGCAACTAAAAAAGTCATGAACGAAAAGAAGCTCCGGCCGGAAGAGGCAAAAGCGAAGCTGGCGGAGCTGGTTAAAGGATAAGCCATGAAAAAGCTTTTTATAACAATCATCCTGACCGCCTTCATCCTTGTTCCGGCCTGGGCCTGGGCCGCGAATACGGTTGTAACCGGTGGAGAGTTCAACCAGTACGTCGACATTTCGGCCATGGACGCGAACTATGACGCCGGAAGTGATCGTTATCTTGTGTCCATACAGTTCAACCCGGGGAGTACGGGGACCGATGTTTTGATTGTCCGCCATGCTTCCGCGACCGGCCCGATAATTATGAAGGTGACGGCCAACGCTGCGAACGATGAGTCATGCAAATATTTCGATGGAATGAAGGTGCGGCCGTATATCAAGTATTCAGAATGTACGTTGTCGTCCGGTCATCGAATCATGATCACATACGGCGAAAGGTGATTTGTGAAAGTCAACCCCTGGAAAATACCGAGAATATGGGAAGGCGGCACGGCCTTTATTATAGGCGGCGGCCTTTCCATGCCTCGGTTGTTCGGCGTTCCTGAAAAGCTGATCAAAAAGGTTTGCGACCAACAGGAACCGGCGTCTGTTTATTCTGATTATTATAAGCCGCTGCACGATCGGCACGTGATCGGGATAAACAACGCTTATAAGCTGGGCTCCTGGATTGACTTTCTGCTGTTCGTCGATGGTTCGTGGTTTAACGCTCATGTGAAGGGCCTTGAAAAAGTCCGGTCAGTCAAAGTGTCCTGCTGTAACAAGTTTGAAGAATCACAGTTCAGCCAGGGCCTTCATGTGAAATATGCTCAAAGGGACCATTCAAAAAAATACGGCCTGTCCGATGCGAGAAAAAAGCTTGTCTGGAACGGTAACGGCGGCGGGGCGGCGATTGACCTGGCTGTCCATCTGGGCGCCTTAAACATCGTCCTGTTCGGTCTTGATATGAAGTCCGGGCAGATTGCCGGGAAAGAGGTTTCACACTGGCACGGAGCTCATTTCGAAAAGTTCAAAGATCCGAAAATGATCAAAAGGCCGAATTATGATAAGCACCTGAGATGCTTTAAGCCGATTAAGCAGGACGCGAAATCAAAGTGTGTCCGGATTTACAATTGCAGTCCGGACAGTGCGATTGATTGTTTTGAAAAAGTGAGTTTGGAAGAGGCGCTGGCGTTATGACCATCGAATTGCATGCCGGGCACCGGTTTAGAATGGTGCCCAGCGTATCCTCGCATAAGAACACAAATTCAACAGCGGCGGTTATGGATGGATATTGGTGGCATGTGTCAATCCATTGGCTGTGGTTCTCGGTATGGGTGGGTAAATGATCATATACACGGTCCTAAAATCAGGCGGTCCATACGGCGTTGAATACGTCGAGCGGATATCGGACGCTTTAAGCCGGTGTTCCGATGTAGCTTACTTTTACCCCGAATTGCGATGCCTGACAGACTTCCCGGAGCATGAGCTTGATCATTGCTGCGAAGTCAGACCGTTAAAGCACAACTGGCCAGGCTGGTGGTCAAAGATTGAGCTTTTCCGCCCGGACCTGCCGAATGTACCGGCCATATATCTTGACCTTGATACCATCATCCTTGGCGACATTGAAAAGCTTGGCGATATCGCTGAACGCGTCGAGTTTGCATCACTGCGGGGATTCAACCAGAACTTGAAGGATCCCGACAAAAAAGAGAACTTCGCTTCCGGCGTTATGGCCGGATCGTTTTATAAGCTGTCTCATATTTACGAAACGTTCAGAAAAAACACATATGCTTCCATCCGCCGGAACAGCCGGCACCGTGACTGGCGGCACGGAGATCAGGGGTTTATTGCGGAATGTATCGATGTGGACAAGGTGCCACGCATTCAAAGCCTGACGTCAGAAAACTATATTATCGGAAAGCGGTATCTCCGGAATCACAACAACCAGATACCGGAAGATACCCGCCTAATCGCATGGTCCGGGTCCCCCCGGCTCCATGAACTGCCCTCTGACAACGTAATCAACCGTCTATGGAGGAACCCATGTCAGAACTGACAGAATCATATTCAGCGGCCAGCGTCTTTCCAGCCAAGCTGATTAAAAGAAAAGACCTGTGCGTCGATGCCGACGGCAATATAAAGCCGGTCCACGCTCAGATTTGCCCGACGAACAAGTGTAACCTGAACTGCCCTTTTTGCTCATGCAGCGAACGGGAGAAAAGCCAGGAGCTGGAATTAAACGCCATGGCAAACGCCTTGTGCGACCTGGCCGACCTGGGGATGAAAGCCGTAACAATCACCGGAGGCGGTGAACCCTGCCTATATCCCTGGCTGGACTACCTGATTGAATACTTACACGACCTTCATGTCGGCGTCGGGCTTGTATCGAACGGCCTGGCCCTGGAGAAGATCGATGGCGTGTTGAATAAAGTCGGATGGTGCCGTATCAGCGTGAGCGATTTCCGGGACGTCGACAAGCTTTTGGAAAAGATGGCCGTCATCGTGCCGGCCGCTAATATTGACTGGGCCTTTTCATACGTCCTGACCGAAAAGTGGGAATTTGAAAAATTCATGAAGTGCCTGGCCTTTGCGAATGAACACAAGTTTACTCATGTCCGGCTGGTGGCCGATATTATGAATGTTAATGGGGTCCCCCCGATGCACGGCATCAAAGAAGACGTGAGGGAATCCGGTATTGACGATTCGAGAGTGATTTATCAGGCCCGGGCCGACCATACCCACGGCTTACCGTATTGTAACATCAGCCTGTTAAAACCGCTGATTGCACCGGACGGGTATCTTTACCCCTGCTGCGGCGTCCAGTACGCCCAGAACGGTAACACCGGCAATTTCCCGGAAAACATGAGGATGTGCCATATATCCGAGATAAAAGATTTTTATAAAAAGCAGGTGCCGTTCAATGGCCTTGTTTGTGACCGCTGTTATTACGGAGATTACAACGCGGCCCTGGGGATAATGACAAGAAAATATGATCATGAGGCATGGGTATGATCTGGACATACTGGGGCAACCCGATAATGAGCTTTTTGCGATACATGACGCTGCATTCTCTTTGTGCGCTGAATGACCATGTAACGCTGATCACGAACGACGCCGGACGCGGCGGCGACTGGCCGGAAAAACAGGACATGAACCATTATACCGGCCCGGATTATACGTCATGGCTGCCGAACCTTAAAAACCTGTCCATTGTCCATATCGCCGATATTGCCCCCGATATCCACGAATTGGAAGCTCCGGAGATACACAAAAGCGACCTTCTGGCCTGGCACCTTATGGCAACCAGGGGCGGGACCGTAACAGACATGGATATCGTTTATGTAAAGCCGGTCCCAAGAATTAAAGCCGATATGCAGTTGATTCGATTCGGTAGCGGGTACATCCCGGTATCCTTCATGCAGGGCCGGCCGAACGATATCTGGGCTTACCTGCTTGAGTTGGCGTTTTTTTATTACGATGCGAACGATTACGAAAGCTGCGGAAACAAAGTGTTTGATCATGTTGGCACCTGGCCGGCCGATACTGTATGGCAACAGGCCCGGTTGATATCACCGTTCAGGGACCTGCAGTGGGGAAGGCGCCATAAAATGGTGTTCCGGGGCCGCCGGAAGCTTCATCCGAAAACTATCGGTATTCATTGGCACGGCGGGGCGAACCTGAATCACAACAACCGGATTCGGCACGACAACCCCGAACCGACGACAATATGGGAAGCAATAAAGGTGACTTATGAGGGTTAGCGTCTGTACATGCGTTTCAACGGCGGCTGATCTGCTTGAAAGCTGCATCAATTCTTTGATGGTCAATGCCGGAATGACGGATTTTGATCTGATCGTTGTCACCTGGAACGCTTCGCCGGACGTGCTGGCATGGCTCCATGATAACCGGTGGGTACACCATGAAGTCTACGAAACAAATCCGGACGTTGGGTATGTGCCGAACGTTCGTGGTGAAATAAACAAAACCTTTGATGCCGGGTTTGCCATGAATGACTTTTGTGTCCGGACAGATGCGGACGTTGTTTTCGGTCGGAACTGGCTGAAAGAATTGGTCCAGTGGGCCGATGAGAATGTCATTGTAAGCCCGCAGCACATTACCCCGATAAAGGGACCCCATGTCATTACGGCGGATCTGGGAACCATTGCAAGCCCTGATTTTGACGCCCTGGAGTTTTTGCGGTTGGTAGATAAGCACCGTCGCCCGGGCGAACTGCAGACGGAAGAGCAGCGCGGCGGGTGGCTGAACACGTTAACCATGCCGTATGTCATGCACCGAAAATGGTGGGAAGCATGCGGGCCATGGGAATTGACCGGGATCGGCAAAAGAATTGATCCGCCGGACCGTCGCTTTTTCACCCGCTGCCATGAGGCCGGAGCAAAGTTTTCAATGGCCATGGGTTCCGTTGTTTATCACCAGGAAGGCGCGGAGCGCAAACGAAAGACAAGACCGGCTGGTGCTGAAGCCATGCCGGAGGAAGGGGTTAATCATGCCCAGAGTTCCTGAAGTTTATGATTACATCTGTCCGTTCAGTGAATTGATCGACAAGTTGATAAATGAAGATATTAAGTGTTCCCGGGCAAACCATATCGCTATTGATGAACGGAAAAAAGAAAACCCGGATCCGGAAGTGATCGCCGCTTGTGAAAAGGTGGCCAGGACTGCCGGCGAACACCGCGTCAGACTGCGGGGCGAAATCGACCAACGGTTTAATGAGGCTATCCGTCGTGGCGGGATAAACGTCATGGAAGAGTCCAGAACATACTTTATGAAAGGCTCCTGATCATGGGTAAAAAATGCAAGAAACCGAAGAAGGGCCGGTAATGCCAAGATCACAGCAACCAAAAGAAGCAGAAGCGCGAATAATCGACGAGATTAAGCGCCTGGGCGCCCGGATCGTGGTTGATGTCGGGTGCGGTGACGGCCGTTGGGCCGAGCTGCTGAAGGGCGTTGTCGATACGGTGGCGGGCATGGAGATATGGCCGGAGTACATTTCTAAGTTCAAGCTATACGGTAAATATGACGAGCTGTTTTGTGTCGATGCTGCCGACTTTATCTTGAACCGTGATTTTCTCAGGGACTGGCCGTGCGATGCCATCATATTCTCGGACGTTATCGAGCACATGGAAAAAAGTACCGGTAAAGCCGTCCTGCAGAGAGTCAAAGCGGAAGGCGTGCCGTGCTTTTTATCCATCCCGACCGGCGGCAAGACAGAACAAGACGGGGCGGTTTACGGCAATCCGTATGAAAGCCATATAAGCTTTTGGAATCATGACGATGTTATTAAAGAAGATTTCGCCCTGATCCATGAGGGCACGAACCCGAACGGGCTTGTAACCATCGGAACATATAAGGGGGCGTGGAATGATCGCCAGCGATAACTTCAACTTTGTTTGTATCCAGATACCCCATACCGGGTCAACCAGTATGGGGAGATGGTGCCGGGGTTTTTATGCCGGGCGGAAGATACAGACTAAGCACGAATGGAGAGTCCCCGATGAATTACAATCATACTTTAAGTTCACCCTGGTCCGTAATCCCTATGACCGCATGTTTACCTGGTGGTGGTTCACCAAAGAGCGTGACAATGACCAGAGAAGCTTTTCTGAATTTATGGAATATATGCTCGACGTAAAGGCGAATCCCCCGAATGATGTTTTGCGAGTGCCAAACTTCTTTGATCCTCAATACAGGTGGGTTGAACGCGCTGGGGTTGATTTATGGATACGGTTAAAAGACCTTCCGGATGCGTTATGCGACCTTCCGTTTACAGGGGGGCGCGACAGATCAATATCACAGTTCCCGCACAAAAACAAGACAACCACAAAGCCAGCTAAAGACCCGAAAGAATATTTTACGAGAAAAGAGCTTGACCTTGTGGTTGAACACTCCCGGAAAGATTTCGAGGTGTTTGGATATGAAATATAGCATCATCATGCCCTATTACGAACGGGCCGAACAGCTTCAAAAAACGCTTGAATCGTTTGCCGAGTTATACGGCCTGCGGTACGATTTTGAAGTTGTAATCGTTCGTGATTCGAAAATGAACCCCAAACAAACCCGGGAGCTGATCGACATTGCTGATCAATTCAAATTCTTGATCACCATTATCAGTGACGGCCTCAAAAAACCGTGCTTCAACCCGTCAACGGCGTTTAACCGCGGGGTGGAAGCGGCTTGTGGTGAATATGTCGTCTTAACAAGTCCTGAATGCCTTCATGTAAACGATATCCTGGGCGGGCTGGATGAAGAATTCGAGGCCAGGCCTTTTTCTTACGTGGTTTGTGCATGCAAGGCGGCGCCCAGGGCGAAAAAGGACCAGAAAAAGGAATTCGTCTGGTATCAACACGGCACCCACAACAACAAGCAGTATCATTTCTGCTCATGCCTTCACCGGGACTTGTTCAAAGAGGTTGGCGGGTTTGATGAGCGGCTCACAGGCGGGTACGGATACGACGATGACGCTTTCAGGGACCGGGTGAGAATGAAGGGCGTTTTCTTTAAAAACCGTGACGACCTTATCGCTTTTCATCAAGAGCATGCGAAAACAAAGCCCCCGGGCTGGAAAAAGCTTTTGCAGCGAAACCGTGATCTTTACGAACGGGAGTATTGCGGAAAATGAAAACCAGAATCGAACAACCCCCGATTTTGATAACCGGATGCGCCCGGTCCGGAACGTCCATGGTGGCCGGCGTTATAAACATGTGCGGCGCCTGGGGCGGCGAGTTGTCAGGGCCGAACCATAATAACCAGAAAGGCATGTTCGAAAATGCGGAGATCCGGAACACGGTTGTAAAGCCTTACTTTGAATCGATCGGGGTTGACCGGCTGGGCCAATACCCGCTTGTCGATATCCAAAAACTCCGGATCCCGGTTGACTGGTCAAGCCGTATTTGCTCGGTCATGGTCAAGCAGGGCTACCCGGGCGGGCACTGGTTTTATAAATGCGCGAAAGCTTGTCAATTCTGGCCGGTCTGGGAATACGCTTTCCCGAATGCTCGATGGATTATTGTTCGCCGGAAAGATCAGGACATTGTTAATTCCTGCATGCGAACAAGCTTCATGAGGGCGTTTGATAAGGAGCATAACCGCCGGGCAGTAAAAGCAAAAACTACGGAAGACGGCTGGCAATGGTGGGTTGAGCAGCACAAAAAGCGTTTTGAAGAAATGGTTATGGCCGGGCTTAACGTCAAGGTTGTTTGGCCGGAGAAAATGGTAAACGGCGATTATCAGCAGATGAAAGAAGCGGTTGAATGGTGCGGGCTTGAATGGACAAACAAGGTGTATGAATTCATAAGCCCGAAACTTTGGAAGGGGAAAAAATAAATGGCACGTGTAACATCAGCAGAGGTCCAGTATATCATCGACACCGACATTGACAGTGATTCGATGGACTTCTGGATCAACACTGCAAACACCATCATTTCCGAGGCCATCGACGGATCAACCCTTGTTTCAACCGCCCAGGCGAAAAAAATGGAGCAGCTTTTGGTTGCTCATTTCATATCACTGAACTATGAGCGCCAGGCAACCCGGCGAAGCATAGGGCAATTATCAGAATCATTTGCAAACCTTGGAAAACAGCTTGAGGCCACCACTTATGGCCAGTCTCTTTTATTGCTTGATCCGACCGGCAAGCTGGCAACCAGGGGCAAGAAAAAGGCCTTTATCCGGGCCGTAACGAGTTTTTCATAATGAGCCAATATTCGACCACAGCGAAAGACATTAACCGCATGATAAAGCGGAACGGGCAGACCGTGACGGTCTATTACGATACACCGGGAACATATAACCGGAATACCCAGACCGTCGAGCTGGCAACCACGTCCGCCACGGCGAAGGCGGTTATTTTGCCGGTATCGACCGAAAACAACTTTCATGGGCTTGTCCAGGCTGGGGACTGGCAAATTTTATTGTCCGCTTACGACACTGACGGAAACGAACTTGCGAAGCCGAACGAGGGCAACCGGATAAAAGACGCGGCGGGCAGTATTTACCAGATTAAACAGGCGCTTCCAGTGGCGCCGGCTGGCACGGTTTTATTTTTTGACGGACTTTTGAAGGGAGCCGGAGCGTAATGGGAATGACCAAATCCCAGGAAGCGGCAAGGACACGCTATGTAAAAAAGACCAGCGGCGGATTTGCGGCTGATGTCGAGCGATTCCTTGATAAGACCGTTAACACCATGGACGAAATGACAAAAGAGCTACTTGTCTTGATCATGGTCCGGATTGATGAGCGGTCCCCGATAGGAAACCCGAGGTTCTGGAAATATCCGGCGCCCCCAGGGTATAAGCCGGGGTTGTTTCGCGGGTCCTGGATGCTGGGGGTTGATTCGATCAATGAAAAAAAGCCGAACACACGGGATCCAAGCCGGGCAAAAAACGCGGGCGGCATGCTGGCGGTTGCCCGGGCAATGAAGAAAATCCCGCAGGACGCGGCCGGTCATGTTTATTATTACTCGAATAACGTCCCGTATGCAATCAGGCTGGAATACGGGTGGAGCGTAAGGCAGTCCCCCTATGGAATCGTTGGGGTCACACGAACAGAGTTCCATATGCACCTGAAAACGGCATTAAAAAAGGCAAAATATCGTGTCACTGGTTAGCATAAAAGCAGCGCTTCAAAATGCGCTTTATGACATCGACGAATCGAGCGACGCGATCGATATCGCCTATGAAAACGATGATTATGCCCCTGTTATTGGGACACCATACCAGGAAGCTTTTTTCATGCCGGCAGAGCCAGACAACCCGACCATGGATGACAACCATTACCGGGAGCATGGGCTTTTCCAGGTGAACTTGCATTACCCGATCAAGGCTGGTTCGGGTGCTGCATCGACAAGGGCAGAGTTGATAAAGTCAACTTTTTACCGCGGAGCTTCATTCTCATACGGTGGGATAACCGTAAGGATCGACAAAACCCCGGAAGTTCCGCAGGGCTACCGCACAGATGATAACTGGTGGCTTCAACCCGTAAGAATAAGGTGGTTTGCCGACATATTCAGATAACTAATAAATAGAAAACGGGCTAATTCCCGGCTGATCACCGGGAAGACAGCAAAAAAAGGCCAAGTGTGGGGCCACACCGGGATACGTCCCGCCCACGTTTGGCCTTTTTTGTTGCCCGATAACAGCAAAGGAGAAAATTAAAATGACCACAATTGCAAAAGGCGTAAATAAACAACTGATTATCGCTGAACAGACCGCGCTCGGGACCCCCGCAGCGGTTGACGCGGCGACCGCAGAATATATGCGGCGTGTTACCAGCACGGTTGACAAAAGCAAAGAGACTTACGAGTCGAACGAAAAACGGACCGACATGCAGGTTTCCGATATGCGGCATGGCGCGATTTCAATCGGCGGTGCCTTGAGCGGGGAGCTTTCCCCGGGATCCTACCAGATGTTGATCGAATCCGTTTTCCGTCGGGACTGGACTGCCGGCGCCAGTGACGCGGCCAACAACGATGTTACCGCGGCTTCCACCGGGACCGGGACAGGCACTTTCACCAGGAACGATCCGGACGAATCCGGGGAATCTTCCGGTGAGGGTTTTTCCTGGCTCGACGATGGGTTTAAGGCCGGGGACGTTGTGAGAATGACCGGCTGGACCACCACGGCCACAGCCAACAACAATCACAACTTCCTGATTACCGCCCTGACCGATACCGTTATGACAGTTAAGTCCATGGACAACGTGAATATCGCTGCAAAGGCGGCCGGAGATCCCATCACCACTACCGTTGTCGGGAAAAAGACTTTCATGCCGACCAGCGGCCACACGAACACGTATTTCACGATTGAGCACTATTACAGCGATATAGACAAGTCGGAAGTGTTCACGGACTGCAAATTCTCGTCCATGGACATCAAGCTTCCGCCTTCCGGAATGAGCACGATCGACTTTAACGTGGTCGGTCTCGGGATGGCTGGGTACGACACGTCCGAAGCGCCGTACTTTACCGGACCGACGGCCATGTCCGAATACGGCATCCTGGCGGCCGTGAACGGATTGCTGTACGTGAACGGTGCCGCCGTTGCTCTGCTGACCGGGCTTGATATTTCCATCAATCCGGACACGACCGTTGCGGATCCCGTTGTCGGTTCGAACAGCCGGCCGGACGTGTTCGACGGTAAGCTCCGGGTATCCGGGAACATGACGGTCTACTTCACCGATACCACTTTCCGCGGATATTTCGACAATGAAGATGAAATCTCCCTGTACAGCGTTTTCACAACGTCCGACGACGCGGCCGCCGATTTTCTGGCGTTCACGCTTCCGAGAATCAAGGTGGGCGGCGCCGGGAAAGACGACAACGACAAGGGTATTGTCCAGACAATCCCGTTTACCGCGTTGCTGAACACCAGCGGCGGGACCGGGATCAGCTCGGAAGAAACGACCATGAGTATTCAGGATTCAACCCTGTAAACAACTAAACCGGGTTTTCGCTTATCAATCAAAAATAACCAGGTAAGCGAAAGCCCATCACCTTAACCAAAGGAGAAAAAGACAATGACTGGAGAAAAGAAAATGATCGACCTGGCAGACCTCGACACTGTTTCAAAAGCGAACGAAGGCTTTGACGTACCCCTTTTCCATCCCGGTACGAAAGAAGACCTGGGCATTACCATCCGCATCCTCGGCCGTGATTCTGAAAGATTCCAGGAAGTGTCCAGGCGCCAACAACGGAGGCGAACGGCAAAACTGTCGAAAGGTGGGTTCAGACCGGGGAAGGCCGGATCTTCCCTGACCCCGGAAGAACTGGAGGCCGGTACAATCGAGCTCCTGGCTGAATGCACCGTCGGCTGGTCGCCCATCACCATAAAGGGAGAAGATGTCCCGTTTTCTTTGGAAAACGCGAAGATGCTTTACAAGGATTACCCCTGGATACGTGAACAGGTCGACGACGCGATGGACGACCGCGCAAATTTTATTTAGCGCTTACCGAATCGATCTGTGATTACGCAGAACATGAGATTTCGTTAAGCGCCAGGCAGGGAGATCATGGGACGGTCAGAGATAGTCTCGAAAGAGTTTGGGAACAAACCGGCGTCATGCCAAAAGAGCTTGAGCCGCCACCATGCCCGGATGAAATCAAATATTTATGGCAATGGTTTGGCGACCTGTCCCGGGGACGGAATTATACCGGGATGGGTTCGCCACTGCCACTGAGCAGCACGGAAATATTATCGTGGATGACCATTACAAAGATACGGCTTACACCTTGGGAACTGGACGTTATCAAGTCCATGGATTCTATTCATTTGCAGTCAGTGAACGAACAAATCAAGAACCGGCCAAAACCTGGGAATAAAAGATGAGCGGAACAGACATATCTTCACTCGCGATTAAGATAGATTCCAGTGACGTTAATAACGCTATACGGACCTTGTCAAACCTCGGGAAGCAGAGCCAGAAAACAGAGGCCGAGGTGTGGAAGGCCATGTCGCGCCAGGAAAAGGCTTTTCATGCTTTGTCGAAGGCATCGAAAACATTGCAAGCCAGCATGAGCCATGCGATGAAGACAATTTTCTCGCTACAAGGCGCACTGGTCGGTTTTGGGGCTGGGTTGGCAACGCGGCATTTCATCCAGACAGCGGCATCTTTTGAGCAGATGCAACTAAAACTTGATGCCATGACGAAGGGTAAGGGCGTTGAAACATTGGAGCGGATTAACGAATGGGCAAAAGTTATGCCGGTCAACACTCAAAAAGCAGTTGACACATTCGCAATGCTGCAAGCCATGGGTCTTAACCCTACGATAAAAATGATGGAAACGCTTGTCGATACGTCAATTTTGTTTGGTGAAGATGCTTTACCTCGCGTGGCCAGGGCGTTGGGGCAGATACAAACACTGGGCCGGTTGTCCGCTGAAGAGCTAAACCAGCTTTCTGAAGCTGGGATTAATGCCAGAAAATATTTAAGCGAGGCTTTCGGTACAGCGGATGCACAGGAAATCAATAAAGCTGGTGTATCTGTAGATCGTGTTATTAAAACAATCGTCAAGGGGTTAGAAGATGATTTTGGCGGTGCCGCTAAAAAGGCCATGAAAACATGGCAGGGGGTAAAATCTGCTTTTGAGTCAAACATTATTGAGATAGAGCGGCAGTTCGCAAGCGCTGGCGTTTTTGATGCCATAAAAGAAACTATGGGGGAAATCACCGAGAAAACCGGTGAATGGCTTGAAAAACAGAAAGAGCTGCAAGACATGGGCCTTCCTAACTGGTTTGATTCTGTGGCGAATGCCGCAAGCAGTATCCCTGGGCATATCGAAGATATTGCTGATTCACTAACGTCAATAAAGAGTATCTATGACAGCCTACCGAGTGGCGTTGTCGGTGCCGCTGGCACTGGGATTATAGCCAGAGTCCTGACCGGTAGCACCCCGATAGGGCAAGTAACCGCTGTTCTTGTTTTATTGAACGAACAGCTTAAATCTGTGGATATGAACATCGGCGGGCTTATCAAGCACTCAGAGAATTATAGCAATGCTATTGGAAACATCATTGATGTTTTTACCGGTAAGCGAGATTGGAATACCGGTGAATTGAAGGAATTGCAAAATTATACCCCTGCTGGCTGGATTGATCTTGATATAGGCGGTGGGGATGACACATCAAAAGTCCAGTCCGCTGAAACGGAAAAGGCGCAAAAGGTCCAAAAGGCATTAACTGACGCCATGAAAAAAGCGTTAAAGGAAAGGGAAAAGATTTCTAAAGAGTTCCAAAAAATGTATGCCGAAGAGGCCGATTTCGCAGTAAACGAAAACCAGCGGGCAATCAATAAAATCATTCGGCAGGAGGAAGAAAAGCTTAAACTTTTAGACAAGGCTTTCAAAAAGGGTTTGATATCAAGGTCCGAAGCCATGGAAGCCGAAGAGCTTATAACCAAAAACGCCGATCTGGCAGAACTTAAAATGCAGGCAGACAAGGCAAGTGAGCTTGCTGACTATTACCAAGACTTGATCGGGTTTGAGGATGAATATAGAAAGCACAAGCTCAATTCCATAGAGCTGATCCGTCAGTTTATGACTAAATATCATCAAGACGACAAGGTGGCGGAAGAACGTGCGGCCAAAGAAAAAGCGGACCTTGAGCAAGAACTTTTTGAAAAGCGGACTGGCTATTTATCAAAAACTTTTTCTAACCTGCAATCTGCATTTTCAGACATCGCCGGGATTTATGATGATGGGTCAAAAGGGGCGAAGCGGTGGGAGGATGCGGCCAGGGCCATGGAAGCTGCACAGAAAGCCGTAGCCCTTGTCAATGCTGTAAATGCCGTATTAACCCAAGGGTCTGGAGATCCGTTTACGGCACCGGCCAGGATGGCCGCTATGGCTGGAGTTGTTAGCGCGCTTTTGTCTCTGATAGGGGTTGCTTTCAGCGGGGGAGGAGGGTCAAGCGGCGGGGAGTCATCTACAAAAACCCCATCCACAACCGTTCTTGGATCAACTGAGCAAAGCGAATCTGTCACAAAATCTTTCGAATTGCTCGAAGACACATATTCAATGGAATACGACAAGCTCACGAACATCTTTAATGAGCTGCGGAGCATAAATGATAACATCTCCGGGCTTGTCAACAGCATTCTTCGTGACGGCGACCGCTTCCAGGGCAAGGCCGGATATTCCGGTTTTACGGGTTCGAGAAGCTACGACAAATCAAACCTTGTCAATGCGGCGCTATCCACAACCGGACTGCTTCCGTTAACATCACTGATCGGGCTTGATATTTCTGGAGTGACAGAAAAAATCGCGGATTTTGTAGACGACATTACATTCGGGGCGTTGAGCGCGGTTAGTGATTTGGTCTCAAAAACATCGGTTAAAGTCACCGGGGCCGGGATAGCAACCAGCGATATAAGCATGGCTCAGCTTGCTGGGGGTTATGGCGTCGGTGTGTCTGAATACGCAGATATTTACGAAAAAACGAAAAAATACGGCCACGTGTCACGGAAGAAATGGACCGAGTATTATCAAGCCGATGACGAGACAACAAGGCTGTTCCAATCCATATTCACCGGGCTTTCGAAGACGTTTACCGAAGCTGCTGAAATTTTTGGCATGGACGCGCAAGACGCTCTTGATTACACGTTCCCGGCCCTGAAAATAAACCTCAAGGGACTCAAAGACGCGGACGAGATCAACGATGCGATTACACAGGAACTAAGCCGCTTGTCAGACGAAGCGGCAGAGGCGATCTTCGGATGGGCGACAGCATACCAGGAAGCGGGCGATGGCATGCTTGATACTGTGACTCGCTTGGCAACTGATTTGGCAGTTGTCAAAGATGCGATGGACCGGACAGGGAATGAATTTTTTAAAGGTGGGCCACAGCAGCTTGTCGCCATATCTGAGTCGTTAATTAATATGGCAGGCGGGCTGGACACGTTCATTGATTCTGTAATGTCGTTTAACGACAAATTTTTCACAGACATTGAAAAGCAGGAGCAGCTTGAAAAAGATTTAAACGAGCAATTTGATAACCTCAACCTATCACTGCCTATGACCCGCGAGGGCTTTAAAAGCTTGGTCCAGGGGCTTGATATCACAACTGAGTCAGGCCAGCGGGCTTATGTGTCATTGACTGGAATGGCGGATGCTGCGGACGAATACTTTTCTTACATCGAAGACGCGATGAACGCAGCAAACGACCTGGCGATATCCCTTGACGACCAGCTTAGGCAGCGCACCATGACAGATGCCGAATGGCAATCATACCAGATTGACAAAACATATAATGAAAACG